CCCACTATGGCGGGTCCTGCATGATGAGCCGAATCCTGAAATGACGAGTTTCGTATTCAGAGAAACCATGATGAACCACTTGCTTCTCACTGGAAACGCTTATGCACAGATTATCCGTAACGCCCGTAGCGAGGTGGTGGCGCTCTATCCGCTCATGCCGGACAGAGTCACAGTCGACAGGGATAGTCAAGGGCATCTGTATTATCGCTATCGTAAAAATAGCGATGACGCACCGGAGGTCGGCAAGAACAAGCAGAGCGATATTATCTTTGCTCCCTCGGACATTCTCCATGTGCTGGGGCTCGGCTACGACGGCATGGTCGGCTACTCGCCGATAGCAATGGCGAAAAACGCTGTGGGCTTGGCAATCGCCGCCGAGGAATACGGAGCTAAGTTTTTCGCCAATGGTGCGGCACCAAGCGGCGTTCTCGAACATCCCGGCACCATAAAAGACCCGGAGCGCATCAGGGAAAGCTGGCAGTCCACCTTCGGCGGCAGTTCCAACAGCAACAAAATCGCCGTGTTGGAGGAAGGACTCAAGTATACGCCAATCGCCATCTCGCCGGAACAAGCGCAGTTCCTCGAAACGCGCAAGTTCCAGATCAATGAAATCGCTCGAATTTTCAGAGTGCCGCCGCATATGCTGGCTGACCTCGAAAAGTCGAGCTTTTCTAATATTGAACAGCAGTCGCTGGAGTTCGTGAAATACACGCTTGACCCGTGGGTGATCCGCTGGGAACAAGCGATGAACAAGGCGCTCCTGCTCGACAGCGAAAAACGCTCGGTGTTCACAAAGTTCAATGTGGACGGACTGCTTCGCGGTGACTATGCATCGCGCATGACAGGCTACGCGACCGCTCGACAAAACGGATGGATGTCGGCAAATGACATACGAGAGCTTGAAAACCTCGACCGCATCCCTGCCGACCTCGGCGGCGACCTTTATCTCATAAACGGCGCGATGACAAAGCTCGCGGACGCTGGTGCGTTTGCAAATACAACTACAACAGAAACGGAGGAAACCTCAGATGGACAAAACAAAACGAAGTCCCGCAAAGGCGCGTGAAAAAACGCACTTCTGGAACTGGGACGATGACGAGGAGACGGGCGTCCGCACCCTGTACCTCGACGGAACCATTGCGGACGAAAGCTGGTGGGATGATGAAATCACACCGCGAATGTTCAAGGACGAGCTGATGTCCGGCGACAGCGATATTGTCGTGTGGATTAACTCACCGGGCGGCGACTGCGTGGCGGCGTCTCAGATTTACGCCATGCTCATGGATTACCCGCATGACGTGACCGTCAAGATTGATGGCATCGCGGCTTCGGCTGCGTCGGTCATAGCAATGGCAGGTACGCAGGTGCTCATGGCTCCTACAGCGCTCATGATGATTCACAATCCACTCACAGTAGCAATCGGCGACACTGAGGAAATGCAAAAAGCCATTGCCATGCTGGACGAAGTCAAGGAATCCATTATCAACGCCTACGAAATCAAGACTGGGCAGTCCCGCGCAAAAATCTCTCATCTCATGGATGGCGAAACCTATATGAACGCAAACAAGGCGGTGGAGCTTGGCTTCGCGGACGGCATCTTGGAGGACGCCAAACGCGACCACAGCGACGACATCGTTTTTGCTTTCAGCCGCAGGGCAGTCACCAACGCGCTATTCAACAAGATTATCACGAGACCCGCTCCGAAGGCAGAGCAAAAGAAGCCGGAAACACTGACTGGCGTTTCTATCACCGAGGCTATGCAGAAACTGCAAGCCCGTAAATACATTTAACGGAGGTATTTGATTATGAAAAAGGTACTCGAAATGCGTGAAAAACGCGCAAAGGCATGGGACGCTGCAAAGGCGTTTCTCGACACTCGTGCGAAGGACGGCGTTCTTTCTGCCGAAGACAACGCAACCTATGATAAGATGCTCGCGGATGTGGATGCGATGGCACACCAAATTGCCATCGAGGAAGACCGCGTAGCAAGAGATGCTGCAATGGCACAGCCCACCAGTTCTCCCATCACCGAAAAACCTGTGGCACAAAATGGCAAGCCCATCACTCCAAGAGCGACCGCTGAATACCGCGAGGATTTTCTGAATCTCGTGCGCGGCAAGCGTCCCGTTCACAATGTCATGGAGGAAGGCACTTCTTCCACCGGTGGCTATCTCGTTCCTGTAGAATTCGACAGCACTCTCGTAAAGGCGCTTGCCCGCGAGAATGTCATTCGCTCTCTGGCAAAGGTTATCACCACCGCTGCTCCGCACAGGATTAACGTCGCACTGACAGATGTGTCCGCCGACTGGGTAGCAGAGTCCGGCGTGTTCACCCCCACCACTCCCACCTTCAATCAGCTTTCGCTCGATGCGTTCACCCTTCGTGCGGCGGCGCTGGTCTCAGAGGAACTGCTTCAGGATTCCATGTTCGACCTCGAAGCCTACCTCATCGACAACTTTGCCCGCGCTTTTGCGGCGAAAGAGGAACAGGCTTTCTGTATCGGTACCGGCAACGGTCAGCCCACAGGGATCTTCACCGCAAACGGCGGTGACCTCGGCGTGACCACGGCTACTGCCGGAGACATCAAGGCGGACGAGCTTATCGACCTGACCTACGCGCTCAAGGACGGCTATAAGAAGAATGCGGCTTTTGTTCTGGCCAGCACTACACTTGCAGGTATTCGCAAGCTGAAAGACGGCAACGGCGTGTATATGTGGCAACCGTCGTTGCAGGCGGATCAGCCCGATCGTTTGCTTGGATTCCCAGTGTATGTCTCGCAGTATGCCCCGACTGTCTCGGCAAGCGCATACACCGTTGCCTTTGGTGATTTCCAGAACTACTGGATAGCAGACCGCAGCGGCAGAACAGTACGCCGCGCTGACGAGCTCCACATTGCCAACCTGCAGACTGGCTTCTACGCCTTCCAGCGTGTGGACGGAAAGACTGTTCTGCCCGAAGGTATCAAGCTGCTCAAGCAGCACGCTTAAGAGGAGGATGCGGCTATGTCATATAACGCAAAGAACTATACCGAGCAAGGTGGTGAAAAAACCGTCATTGGCGGTAAACTGGAAATCAAGGAGGGAGCCTCGGTAACGGGGCTTCCTTCTGCAATTAACCAGGCAGCCAGCACAGCCACAACAGTTGCCGGTGTTAAAGACGATTTCAACGCCTTGCTACTCAAACTGAAAGATTCCGGGCTCATGACTCCGGATGCATGGAATGTTTCTGTCGCCAAGATTCCTACCCCGACCGGTGATGATCTGACCGCCAACCAAAGCAAGGTTACTGCGATCACCATTGGGTATGGTGTTATTACCGTTGCCGCTCCCGTATCGGAGCTGATTGCTTTCCCAAGTTCCAATCCGGCACAGGGTACACACAAGTGGATTGGTATGCTCATCACCACGGGACTGCCGGATATTACTGCAGTCAAATACAACGGCTCTCAGCTTACATCCGCTGATGCTGCCGAAGCTGCTGCTGTCGGCGGTTCAGCCGGGGATATTGTCATGTGGCTCAAATGCGACGAAATCGTAAGTGCTCCGAAGGTCTTCACCCTATGGGCTTCCGGTTATCCCGAAGCGACCTTCACTGTCGCAATTGCAGAACCGGAATAAGAATAATGAAAGGACGGTGGCGGTATGACGCTGCTTGAAAAAGTAAAGGCAAACCTGATTCTTGAGCATTCTGCGGACGATGAACTCCTTCAGCTGTACATCACCGCCGCCGTCAGATACGCCGAGAGTTATCAGCATCTCGCAGAAAACTACTACACCGAACATCAGATGCCGCCTACTACAGAACAGGCCGTCATCATGCTGTCGTCCCACTTCTATGAATCCAGGGATGGCAGCACGGGCGGCTTTTTTGCCGACAACGTGCAGGCTGGACAGCAGGTATCGAATACGGTCAATCTGCTTCTACGGCTCGACCGGGATTGGAAGGTGTGAGCATGAGTTTTGGTAAGATGAACACCTTCATTGACATCATATCAACCGAACCGGTCAAGGACGCCGACGGCTTTGTAAATCATGGGGACACAGTTCTTGCTTCGGTCAGAGCATATTTTGAGCAGAAAAACTCCACTGAAAAGTGGCGCAATATGTCTCAGAGCAGCGATGTTAACGCCTTGTTCCGCTTGCGCATCGTTCCGGACTTTGAATTAAATAACCGCCATGTTATTGCCTGTGAAGGCAAACGATACAATATTTTCTCGGTTGAAAACGTTAAGGGGCGCGGAATGTATCTTGAAGTATTGGCGGTGAGTGCTGATGGCTAAGGTCGATTTCAAAATGCCGGAGGAATTCCTCCTCAAGGTGTCAAGGCTGGCTGAAAAAACAGATGAGATCATACCGAAGGTTCTTGAAGCTGGTGCTGAAGTCGTATACGACAAGGTAAAAAGCAACCTTTCTTCTGTGGTCGGTAAAAACACGAAGATTGAAAGCCGTTCCACTGGCGAGCTTGAATCGGCGCTTGGCGTATCTCCGGCCAAGCAAGACAGGGATGGTAATTTCAACGTGAAAATAGGCTTCAAAGAGCCTCGTTCGGATGGTGGCAGTAATGCCAAAATTGCCAACATCCTCGAATACGGCAAGCATGGTCAGACTCCGAAGCCTTTTCTGAAGCCCGCCAAGAGCAAATCAAAAGACGCTTGTATCGAGACTATGACCGACAAGCTGGAAAGCGAGATCGATAAGCTATGAGTATATTATCCGAATTGAACGCACTGTTTGAAACCATAAATATTCCTGTTGAAACAGGTGTCTTCAGCGGTGTGCCTCCTGATGAGTATTTGGTGCTGACGCCCTTAAGCGACACCTTTGCTGTTTTCGGAGATAACAAGCCGCTTGCGGATATAAATGAAGTCAGGGTTTCGCTGTTCAGTAAAAACAACTATTTACAAAGAAAGAATCAGCTTGTGAGGATACTCCTCCAGGCTGATTTTGTTATAACCGACCGCCTGTATATCGGACACGAGGATGATACCGGCTATCACCATTACGCCATCGATGTGGCGAAATATTACGAACTGGAGGAATAACAAATGGCTACTATCGGGCTTGATAAGCTCTATTACGCAAAAATAACGGAAGCTACGGATGGGACAGAAACCTACGAAACTCCCATCCAACTTGCCAAAGCGATGAAGGCGGATTTGTCTGTCGAACTGGTGGAAGCGACCCTTTACGCCGATGACAGTCCCGCCGAGGTTGTGAAGGAATTCAAATCCGGAAAACTGTCGCTCGGTGTCGACGACATCGGCACAACCGCTGCCGAAGATCTGACCGGGGCAAAGATTGACGACAACCACGTCGTGGTATCTGGCGGAGAGGACGGCGGCGCTCCCGTTGCCATAGGATTTCGCGCAAAGAAATCTAACGGGAAATACCGCTACTTCTGGCTTTACCGCGTCGTATTCGGTATCCCAGCGACCAATCTTCAGACCAAAGGCGACAGCATCACCTTTTCCACGCCGACCATCGAGGGCACGGTCTACCGCCGCAATAAACTGGACGGCAACGGAAAACACCCGTGGAAATCAGAAGTCAACGAGGACGATACAAGCGTACCGGCGTCTGTTATCACAGGCTGGTACACGCAGGTTTACGAGCCGACGTTCGCGGTGACACCTTAATGGAGGTAAGTAAGATGGATAACGAGAGAAGCGCAAAAATCACAATCGGCGAGCAGGAATACGAATTGATCCTTACCACCAAAGCAACAAAAGAGATCGCCAAGAGATACGGCGGTCTTTCTAATCTTGGCGAAAAGCTCATGAAGTCAGAGAACTTCGAGATGGCGCTCGACGAGGTTGTGTGGCTCATTACGCTGCTCGCCAACCAGTCGGTGCTGGTACACAACCTGCAGAATCCCGCCAAGAAACGGGATCTGCTCACAGAAGATGCGGTCGAACTGCTCACCTCACCGCTCGAGCTCTCCGACTACAAGAACTGCATTATGGAAGCGATGTTCAAGGGAACGAAGCGCAATATTGAGTCGGAGGAAGATTCCTCAAAAAACGTGTCGGTCGGGTAAGCGACGAAGAGTTGTTTGCCCGGCTGATTTTTTACGGTGTGACACTGCTGCACCGGTCGGAGTTGGAGGTTTGGCTTATGCCGCTGGGTCATCTGCTCGACCAATGGGAGATATATAAGCAGTTTAACGGTCTGGCAAAACCGAAGCATGAGCATTACATCGATGAGATAATTCCGACGGGGATATGATAATCAGTGACAGTC